CATCAGTAGTTGAAACCGTGAAGTTTTCCTGATCTGTAACAGCGGTCACGGTCATGGTTGGAGTGATTACGCTAAACGTACCCCGCTCAAACCCGGTGTCTAATAGTTCAACCTTTACAATTCCACGCTTCCAATCGATTGTGCGGTTTATAACTTCCATTAGCCTGTCAGATATACCTCTCGTCCCCGCTTCAATGTCCGGTAGTTTTGAGTGGGTAAAAGAAATAATGTCTCCAGCTTCTGTAAGCCATCTTGAAAAAAAACAGTTGGCATTTATCTTGATGGGCGGGTTAGAAAACCTTCCAAATATTCTGTTTTTTGATCGGGTCATTAAATCGTCAAACGCTGATATGCCCTTGCTCTTTATAACGATTGGACCCTTACCTGGACCGCGACCGTTCAGTGAAGTGGAATCAATATAAAAATCTATATCGTTAAAATCAGAACCATCGTGATTGTAATGCCACTCAACTTCATTCACGACCGACGCTAAATTCATGTCCCAACTTGGAAGTCCGACAATTACGTCCTCATCAATAACCACAACTTCCGTGCCGGTAGCAATCGGAGGTTTAAACGGTTTGATGGAAAACCGCCCGTTTCCGTCAACTACTGGATACAAATTCAAGGGTTTTAAAATCTCTTTTTCAATAAAGTCTTTCGCTTTGATTCGTTCAGTAATTGTAAACGTCATGTTAACGGAAGCGGCAGGATACCAATCGTCCCTCACGCTTTCGATTTCAGCAACATTGATATAATAAACGTCAATGCCAAGTCCGTTCTCTGCGGAAAACCAATCGTAACTTCCGTTTGTACTGTTCCCCGTAGAAGTTAATATGGCCAACAATAGATTTAACGCATTGCCTGATAGTGTAACGGTTGAATCTTCAGCGCCCCGAAAGATTTTTCTCTGCATCCACTTTTGTGGGTCGGTAACCGTGAATGAATAACTCAGGCCATCTTTGCTGAGTTTTATCCCGGTTACCCAACCCACCATTACATCTATGAGATCGTCCTCCGACATCCCCGCATAACCGGCTTTTATGGTAGTTTTTTTTCTGTGGAAATAAAATTCGTCAGTTGATAATAGGTTGGTAATCTCATCGTCAACATCAAGCAGGTCGAAAGTAATACCCCCGATAGTACCCTTCCCCTCTTCGGGCGTTACCCTTTGTTGTAGTCCGCTGATGCCATTTAAGTATTTCTTGTATGCTAACGCACCACCCGGTTGAATTAAAAACCCACCCCCGGTTCCATCTTCCAAAACCAACAAGTCTCCATCTTCCTTGTCGAGCAGTTCTGATGTGGTGGTAGTGTATGTCTTAAAAACCGTTCCATTGGCTAATGCGGCGTTGGTGATTTGTTTGAATACAAGGTTTTCAAGCCATACTTCTTGTCCTGCGCCCATTAGCCCAAACCTGATATATTCATTTATTGTAGTTTCGGCTTGCAAAAATAATGTAAATACAGCAAAATTAGTATCAGTTATATTTTCAAAATCGTAATAGCCGGAATTTTGAGAAGTAACAACATTAACACTTCCAGAATTAACCTTTGCTTCTCCTGTTAATATATAAAAACTTCCAACAACAAGATTCGCTGTCATATCATATGCATCGCGCAAAGAAAGGTATGCACCTTGACTATGATTATCGTAAGTAACCTTTAAACTGTTAGAGTCATTTGCAATAGTATTCGTGCCATATGCTATCCAAGAATATGTACCAGCATCAAATGTCCCAGCACCAGCATCAAATAAGTCAGCCCCAAAAGAAGATTCATAAATAATCTCATCGTCTTGGAACGTGCCAACAACGGATGTAAGATATAAAATCCCTGTTGACCCGTCATCCTGCACATCTGAAATCGTTGCCGTTGCACCGGAACTAGCCCCGGTTATAGTGTTCGTGGCGGTAAAACTCCCGGTCTGATTGTCAAACCACAAAGTATCTTTTGGCGCAGAACCCGCAACCATGTGATTACAATACCCACCTGGCTCGTCTTCAAAAATCACCAAGTATAGTGGTGTTTTGTAGTCAAGGTCGTGAAGTGCTGAGAATGTAGAGTTTGTAATTAGCAATTATAAATTCTCAACGAACTCAAATGTGTAGCGAAAATACTTCCCGGTCGTATCGGTTACGCCTGTGTATTCCGGCAACCATATTTTTTTTGTGGCAACCACAGACGGGAAGTAATCTTTGTATCTCAAAATATCGTCAGAACTATACGAATAAACCAAGTTGCTTACTGCGGTTACAGAAACCCCCGCGCTAATAGAATCAATTACGATGAGTTCAAACTCGTCATCATTGTCCACCGCTTTTATTAAACACACATCGCCAGTTGCAAACGTGGTTGTGGCAGCAACCGGGATTACCTTCTGCCCAGATGCGGCAGTATCATCAAGGGTAGTATTTCCCAACTTTGCGGAATCTAAAGCAAACGACCATTCCTTGCCCTGCCTTGCCCACGACCACCACGCCCACAGAGTGTAGTAAACGGCGCGTGAAAAATAAGCGTCAAACGAATAATCCCAACGCCCGTATAAATTAATCGTTTCTATCTTACCGCTTGCCGCGTCATTCTGGTTACGTTCCTGCTTGGGTATTTGCGTCAACCCCGTGCGCCCCATTTTCAAATCTATATTCACAGAGTTGTATGTGATTCTTGGATAACCCATTAACTCAATGCCTTTGCGTAATTGGTCTGGTTTATAAAAACATCCCGGTCGTCAGCTTCGTTTATCTTTTCAACAATCATGTCAATGTATTCTTCGTTTAGAATGTCGCCCTGAATGTTTATCGTTAGTGTTCCTCGTTTTTCTTCTTCCGGCATAGTATCGTAATCTGTAACACCGGTTGTTACGGTTGGAGAGGTATATGTTCCACCACCAACAGCACCACTACCAACGCTACCACCACCAGAATTAGAAGATGCGGCAAACTGACCAAGTGCAACCGCTCCGATAGCAGCAGCATTCCACAAACCGGCTTTTAGGGTAGCGGCAGCAAGTGGAATAGTTGTTGGAGGACCAGGTGGATGTGCAAGCGCAAGGTTTGATGCTGTAAAAGCTGCCATGACAGCAATGCCAACCTCCATGCCCTTTGTAATGGCAAAAATAGCTTCCGAATTGGTTCCGGCAAAATTTAGAAGTGCTGTTCCAAGTCCTATTGCAGTGGTCATCCTGCTTTTGGCAGCAAACTTTTCGAGCTTATCAATACTTTTAATCTTGTTTTTTTCTGCTGCGATTTCAGCATTTGAATATGATATGTAATTATTTAGTTTTGCCTGTGCAGCTTCAGCGGCTTGCATGACCGACATGCCCTGTAATTCTTTTTCCATCTCAATTTGCAGGTTGTTTTGCTCGATCCACATTGCAATTTCTTGCTCTTGAATTTCGGCAAGTAATCCAAGTCGTTCCTGTTGGGCGGCATAGAATTGTTCGTTCAATAATGCAAGACGTTCCTCATCGGCTTCGGTATTGTCGCCACCCATTTCCGGTGGTTTATAAATCTCATATCCTTCTGTTTCAGTTCCAATTCCACCAGTAAAGACGGGTGGGGTTTTTGGTATTGGTATGTTCTGTGGAATTTGTTGACCTGTATCCCAAGTTTTTCTCCCAGCGATTACGTCCATAATATTTTCTATGGCAGTTTTGTAATCTTTATATGAATCTACAACACCACCAATATCAAGACTGTATTGTTTCAACCCCTCATTTATGAGATACATACCACCAAGAACTTTTGCTGGTCCCCAACCACCCCACAAAATTCTTCCAACAATTCCATATCCAGCAGCACCGACAACACCGCCTGGCAAGCTGTCATAAATGTTTTTAATTCCAGTAATTGATGCCGTTATTTTCTCAATAGCCCCACTAACATTCTGTGCGATAAATTCTTTATTGGCTTTTACCCAATCATTCATTTGTTTAACAACTGGAGTTATAACTGGAAGTAAATGATTTCCAAGCTCTGCTCTCATATCTTCAATATTCGATGTGAGTTGTTTCATCTGATTAGCAAAACCACCAGACGTTCTCGCCCAATCTCCAATCGCAAACGTAGAACCTTTTACGATAAGTTGATATGCTGCTTGTGCTTTTGTGTTCGCATCGAGTTGATCCTTTGACGCTACAAGTCCAGAACTCAATGCTTCCTGTGCAACCACGTTTTGATTTAAAACAACCCCGTATTTCTTCATTGTTTCAAAGTTGCCAACCAATGCTGATTGAATGTCCCTCATAACATCAGCAGTTGCAACATTGTTAAACGAGCCAAGATCAACAGATAGTTTTACAACCTCGTTTGACATTTTGGCGGCTGCACCAGAAGCCATGCCCATGGGAACAAGCAAATCCTGCATTGCACCAAGATATTCTTTGGAAGCACGAGTTGACAAACCATAAGAATCAACCAACACTTTCGCATTTTTCTCTGCAACAACTATCTGGTCTTTATATACAGTACCAAATTTTGCAGTAACTTCTTCAAGATCACTCGCAGCATCAACCGCCTTTTTCATATTATAAACAACTGCGGCACTAAACGCAGCAGCACCAACAATCGCAGCTTGGAATGTTAGTGTCCGAATTTTATCTGCCATTTTATCAACGGAAGATGTAACCGTTGCCCGCGCCTTATCAAGCCCAGGTTTCAACTTCTTTGCATCAGCGATTATATTTACATATGCGTTGCCAAGTGATGCCATTATTTTTTCTTATCCCTCGTTATCTTTAGCACTTCATGGTATGCTTTCTGAACTAAATCCAAGCAATATAAACGGTCTTCTCTGTCAATCCCAACAGCATCCATAACCTTGAAAACTGGAAGTAAATTTAAATCTACCGGTTGGAAATCAGCCATGATATGTTGACCGCATACCCTACTATAAACAGAATAAACCATTTGATTTTCAGGCCAGAGATACGGCAAGCAATCCCCACAAGGCGGCTTATCGTTGAACTGCTCGTGCATGTCTATGCAGATTGAGCAGTTGGGTTTATCTGCAACTCGTTTGCAGAACTCAATCAGTTTTTTTCCTGTACCGTAGCCTCTTTTTTAATATCATCCGCAAGCGTTTTCTGGCACTCGGATATGAACTCATTGAACCCGTCAATTTCCCTCGATGCTCGGATAATGTTCCCTGGGGTACATTCAAGAACATTACCCTCCTCATCGAAGAAGTTTTCCCAACCAACAACACACGCCTTGAAAGTCATTTCACGCTGAACGGTAGTGTTGACCCCAACTGTCATTTTGGGAATTAACTTACCGTCCTCATCGGCATCGTACTGGTACTGCTTCGGCATGGACTCGTCTGAA